AGGCGGTGACAACTCGATTTACCCACACTGGAACATGGAAGAAGGTCAAAGCTGTACAGTACGTTTTCTTCCTGACGGCAACTCAAAAAACACTTTTTTCTGGGCCGAACGAGCTATGATTCGTTTACCATTCAATGGCGTCAAAGGCGAAATGGACAGTAAGCAGGTAATGGTACAAGTGCCCTGTGTAGAAATGTGGCAAGAGACCTGCCCAGTGCTCACAGAAGTTCGCACTTGGTTCAAGGACAAAGCTCTAGAAGACATGGGTCGTAAGTATTGGAAAAAACGCAGTTACATTTTCCAAGGTTTTGTTCGCGAGAATCCCTTGGCTGATGACAAGACTCCTGAGAATCCAATCCGTAGATTTATCATTGGTCCTCAGATTTTTACCACAATCAAATCCGCACTCATGGATCCAGAACTGGAAGAATTGCCAACTGATTTATTGCGTGGATTAGACTTCCGTATTAGCAAAAATACCAAAGGCGGCTTTGCTGACTACAATGCCAGCAAGTGGGCTCGCAAGGAATCGGCACTCACAGAAGCCGAACAAGCAGCCATTGAGAAATACGGCTTGTTTGATTTGAGCACATTCCTGCCCAAAAAACCTGGTGAGGCCGAACTCAAGGTCATCAAAGAAATGTTTGAGGCTAGTGTCGATGGACAAAGCTATGACACAGAACGTTGGGGATCGTATTTCCGCCCAGCCGGTGTCAATGCTCCGGCTGGTTCAGGAGCGGTACACGCAGAAGAAGATACACCAGCACCGGTGGCCAAACCTGCTCCTGCCGCATCTAGCAGTTTTGACGACGAAGATGATGCACCAGCAGTGGCATCAGCCCCAGTAGAAGCAAAACCTTCTACACAAAAAGCCGAGGATATCTTGGCCATGATCAGGGCACGTCAGGCCAAATCGTAATAAGTAGCAACACTGGATGGGAATTCCCATCCAGCCTTAACTTCTAATCTATCTATGTATTCAGTATATCAACATTGGGATCCGCTCAAAGTATGTCTGGTGGGACGCACATATCCACCAGAATTTTACAGTTGGATCCAAGACACCACCACTCGCAGTCGCTTTGAGAAATTATCTCAAGAAACCGAAGAAGATTATCAAAATCTCATTGGCTTACTTGAGAAAAAATTTGGTGTAGAAGTTTTACGTCCAGACTTTCCAGAAGATCTCTCTCAGTTGTTTGTGAATGGAAAATGGATACAACCTCCCACAGCACCAAGAGATTATTTTTTAATGATACAGGACAAGTTTTGGGTACCAGAGATACCCAACGCCAGTCATGCATGGAATGTGTTTTATCGACAAAACAAGCTGACTTGGTGGCCAGATTTTGTGCGTCCTACTGATTTTTATTCAGCTTATCCTGAATATGCAGATGACATCCGCTTTAAGTTTTCCAAGTTCAATTTGATTGATCAGGCTCACTTAGATGGCAAGTTGTCTTTTTATCAACATGTGTTTGACAAGATTCGTCAGCAAGGCAATGAAATTGTATATACAAACCTGGACTTTATCAACGGTTGTTTTGTTAGTCGAATAGGGCAGGATCTGTATTTTGCCACACAGACCTATCATGATGACAAACAAGGCATCTTGGATCAGGTCAATAGGCTTTTTACAAACACTCGTAATCATGTGGTCAATGCCGGCGGTCACGGCGACTCTGTGTATTGTCCAGTGACCCCGGGTCTGATCATCAGTCTCAATGATGTGCCTACCTATGCTGATACATTTCCAGATTGGGAAGTGATTTATCTACCACCATCAAATTACTCACACATGCGTGAATTTGAATATTCTATGAAACGCAACAAAGGTCGTTGGTTCATGCCTGGCTTTGAGCAAGACACAAATCTGCAACACATGGTAGATCATTACTTCGACGAGTGGGTAGGCCAGGTCAGCGAAACAGTGTTTGATGTCAATATTCTAATTGTAGATCCCAAGAACATTGTAGTAAGCACACACAACGATCAAGTTGAAGCTGCATGTGCTAGACATGGAATTGAAGTACATGTAGTTCCATTCCGTCACAAATATTTTTGGGACTGTGGAATACACTGCGTGACCAACGATCTCAGTAGATCCGGCACACAGCACAACTTTTTTAAACATGTGGATACATCAAGCTGATTGTCTGGACATACACAAAACTTTTGTTGGCTCGCTGCCTGAAAGTTTTACTGTGGTGGATCATCTATTTGGATTTGATCAAGATCTGCACAACACTGTGTTACAAAGTTTTGCCCAACTGGCCAAACAACGCAACACAAGAATTACAATTAAATGTTCATACTTTATAGATGACTGTTTACAACAGTGCTATCCAGAATTAGATTTGCAATTTGATAAAGATTCATGTCCAAGAATTCATCATCTAAGGCAATACAAAGTGCATCCTGATTTAGATTACAAAAATTTCTTGTGCTCTTTCAATGGTCAAGGCGGTACCATTAACGGTGGTATTGCGCATGTGTCAAAAAAGCTGTTGGTCAGTGCCCTGAAAAAATTTAGTTTTTTTGACCCAGATTTCTGTAGCAAAAATTTTGCTTTTACAAAGCACGATCTTGATGGGAATTTACAACTGCTGACCGAACAACGCTTTGACTTTTACAGCAAATTTTTTTTACTAGATGATGACCAAGATTTTTACGGCAAATTGTTTCCTATTGGTCAAACTAGTTACAATCACATGATGAACATTCCATTGTTAGAAAATATTCTCACACAAAGTTTTGTACATGTGGTCAGTGAAACCATGGCCACAAGTTATTATCCTTTGATTTCTGAAAAATGCTTTTACAGTATAGTCACTCGTGGATTATTTTTAAGTTATGCACAGCCAAACTGGCATGCGCACCTGGAAAATTACTATGGATTCCGTTTGTATAAAAACTTGTTTGATTATAGATTTGACACAATCAAAAACCCTGTGGAAAGATTAATAGAACTGCTTTCGATGATTTCCAAATTTCAAAAACTTTCAGTCACAGACTGGCAAGATTTATATGAACTAGAGAAAGAAAATATTGAATACAATTATGATCATTACTTTAGTGGAAAGTATCTAAACAATGAATAAACCAAGTCTTGAATTCCTTGAGATTATGTTAACCAGTGCTTGCAACTTGTCATGTCATGGTTGCACAACGTTTTCTGATCTCAAACATCAAGGATATGTGCCCTGGAGTCAAGGAAAGTCTTGGCTAGAAGCATGGGTGCCTCGATTGGATATACAGGCTGTGGGAATCATTGGTGGTGAACCATTGATGAACCCGCATATACGTGATTACATACAAGGAATCAGAGACCTTTTGCCTAATGCACAAATACGAATGGTTACCAATGGATTGTTATTAAACAAACATTTTGACTTGGTGGATCTATTGGATTCTGTTGGTAATGCGGTGTTAAAAATATCATACCATGTAGATGATCCGGGATTAAACAATACCATTGAGCGTATCATGCAGTACAAACCCTGGACGCCTATCACCGAATTCGGTATTAATCGTTTTGTTTCTCCCAGCGGAATGCGCTTTCAAATCGCACGTCCGGTACAATTTGTCAAAACGTTCAAGAACGAATATGAAAACATGATGCCACACAACAACAATCCAGCCAGGTCTTTTGAAATTTGTGTGCAAAAACGTTGTCCAATGTTGTTGGATGGAAAAATTTGGAAATGCGGCACTTTGGCATTGACTCCTAGAATCTTGCAACGAATGGGCAGTCCAAACATTGACAGCTGGTTGCCTTATATTGATCCAGGATTGACCGCCGATTGCAGTGACAAAGAATTACAAGCATTTGTAGACAATTTTGGCAAACCAAATCGTATCTGCGCCCAATGTCCATCGGCAGACGATGCCGAATCGTTGATTAATCATAGGTCAACAGTGACATTTAAAACTAAGTCGTATTTGACCAAATCCATAAATTATGAAGTAGACAGCACTGGAAATATGTAGTATAATCATTTTAAACTAAAGGAAACAAGCATGGCCAAACCATTTGACGTATCAAAGTTCCGCAAGGAAATCACCAAGAGCATTGACGGACTCAGTATTGGATTCAACGATCCCACTGACTGGATCAGTACAGGCAATTTTGCACTCAACTACTTGATCTCGGGGGACTTCAACAAAGGTATTCCACTTGGCAAGGTCACTGTGTTTGCCGGCGAGTCGGGCGCAGGCAAGAGTTATATCTGCTCGGGCAACATTGCCAGAAACGCACAACAACAAGGCATCTTTGTTGTGTTGATTGATTCAGAGAACGCCTTGGACGAAGATTGGCTCAAGGCTCTTGGTGTAGATACCAGCGAAAGCAAACTGCTTAAACTAAGCATGGCCATGATTGATGACGTGGCCAAGACCATTTCAACATTCATGGCTGACTACAAGGCCCTGCCCGACGGCGAGCGTCCCAAGGTCATGTTTATCATTGACAGCTTGGGCATGTTGCTTACTCCAACTGATGTCAATCAGTTTGATGCAGGTGAAATGAAAGGTGACTTGGGTCGCAAGCCCAAGGCACTCACTGCCCTGGTGCGTAATTGTGTCAACATGTTTGGTAGTTACAATGTGGGCCTTGTGTGTACCAATCACACATACGCAAGTCAAGACATGTTTGATCCAGATGACAAGATCTCAGGCGGACAAGGTTTTATCTATGCCAGCTCTATTGTAGTTGCCATGAAGAAAATGAAACTCAAAGAGGACGAAGACGGCAACAAGATTTCAGAAGTCATGGGCATCCGTGCCGGTTGTAAAGTAATGAAAACACGCTATGCCAAACCTTTTGAAGGTGTGCAGGTCAAGATTCCTTATGAAACAGGTATGAATCCCTATAGCGGTCTAGTGGACCTGGCCGAAAAGAAAGGTTTGCTAAAGAAAGATGGCAACCGACTCATGTTTGTGACGTCAGATGGTGAGATCATCAAACAGTTCCGCAAGGCTTGGGAAAGCAACGAAGAAGGTTGTTTGGACAAGGTCATGGCTGACTTTGCAAATCAGAAAGAAACGGTAAGTACTGAAGAAACAGCCACGGAGGAATAAGAATGTCAGTAGAACTAAGCAAAGAAATTTGGGACGAGCTCAAGCGTTACGTAAACACTGTGGATCGTTCGGAAGCAGCCGAAACCTTGGTATCAGTCCTGATTGACAATGACGTAGGTGCAGACGAAATCAAGGATGTATTCAAAAGCGACAGCGAAGTCAAACGTGCTCTAGCACACTACCTCAAAGATCACGAGGAAGAGGAAGAGGAAGAGGATGACGAAGACTATGAGGACGATGACTATTAATGTGGTATAGCAAGGTAGTTGCTAATCTTGGTAACATTCCTGATTTTATAGCTCATTACGAACGCGAACTAGAAGATGCCAAACGTGATGTACGTATAGGCGGTCTTGTGGAAAAAAATATCACGGCCTTGCCTGGTATTACTGAACATAGATTCAATCAGCTACAAGAAATTGAAGCCATATTGAATCATCTCAACATACAACTACGCAAGGTTCGTCGAAAACATTTTCAAAAATATCTAGAAGGTTATCAACGTGCCTTGACTTCAAGAGACGCAGAAAAGTATGTGGATGGTGAAGATGAAGTCATTGACTTTGAAACCATTATCAACGAAGTGGCCTTGCTACGCAATCGTTGGCTGGGTATCATGAAAGGTCTAGATACCAAACAGTGGCAGATGGGTCACGTGGTTCGTTTAAGAACAGCAGGCATGGAGGACATACAGGTATGAAATTCATTCATCCCTATGACAGTCATAATCACAGTTTGTTGACCTTGAATCAACTTTATGAATATGATGATTTTATGGCCAGTATCAAGACCTTAGTAGATCTGGGCTGCGGAACTGGAGAAGATCTAGCATGGTGGGCAACCAGAACCACTCGTGATGACAGTCCAGAACCATTGAATATCAACTGCGTGGGTGTAGATATTTTAAAACAACTACCCATGGCACAACATCATCACAATGTGACGTATCAACCAACTGACTTTGAAGCAAAAATTCACCCGCCCAAAGGTGGGTTTGACGTGTTATGGTGTCACGATGCTTTTCAATTTTGTATCAATCCCTTACAAACCCTGAGTGATTGGTATCATATTGCCAGCGAGGGTGCTATGTTAGTCATTATAGTTCCGCAGACCATACAACTCAAGCGACAACAGTTTGCTTATCATTTACCAAATGGCTGTTATTATCATCATACCATGGTTAGTTTGATGCAGATGTTGGCCACAGCCGGATGGGATTGCCGCAGTGGATTTTTCCAACAATTACCGGAAGATCCGTGGATTCGTGCTGTGGTTTACAAAAGCAAACACGAACCATTGGATCCCAAAACTGTGACCTGGCATAAACTATCAGAACTAGAACTTTTGCCAGAATCAGCTGATCGTAGCGTATATGCTCATGGTTTTTTGCGCCAACAAGATCTTGTAGTTCCTTGGATTGACAAAAGCATCATATCAATGGCTCAACAATAAAGTCAAAAGCAAAATAAACGGGGTATAAATATCCACATGATAACTATTGTGGTAGTCAGTGGTGGTTTTGATCCCGTACATTCCGGACATATTAAACTTATCAAAGAGGCCCGTGCCTTGGGCGACATGCTCATAGTGGGCATCAATAGCGATGAATGGTTGGCTCGAAAAAAAGGTCGTGCATTCATGCCCTGGACAGAACGCCTGTGTGTTGTAAACAATCTTGCCATGGTAGACGAAGTGTATACTTTCGACGACGATGATGGCACAGCCTGCCATCTGTTGCAACAGGTCCGCGCACACTATCCGGATGCACGTATCATATTTGCCAACGGTGGGGATAGAACATCTAACAACATTCCAGAAATGATTGTTCCTGATGTAGAGTTTGTGTTTGGCGTAGGCGGTACTGAAAAAGCTAATTCTAGTAGTTGGATCCTGCAAGAATGGAAAGCTCCCAAGACTGAACGTGCCTGGGGATACTATAGAGTTTTACACGAAGGTGTTGGATTCAAAGTCAAAGAACTCACTCTGGATCCAGGCAAGAGCATAAGCATGCAATATCATAATGATCGCAGTGAATTTTGG